ACTGCTGGTAGACGAACGGCATCCCTTTTTCGATGGGAGCGAGGTCCGAGCGTCCCTGGAAAACCGCCTGCTCGACGTGAACGCTCTCGCCGGATACCGGATCGACCAGGTCGACCGAACCATCCCGGCAAAGGTCTGACAGCAGTCCATCGATCTGGTCGCACACTCCCGCAAGGACCTCGTTGCCGTTCTTATCGGAGGTGTTTACGGCGCGAATCGTGAAGCGCAGAACCTGATGCAGTTTGGTCGCCTTCACCTGAACGGCTGTATCGCCGTTGTTGTCGATGGTTGTATCCCATATCCCGGTTCCAAGACTGCGCTTCCTTGTCGATACCAGGTCGACGAGGAAGTACGGATAGGGGTTGCCGGCGGAGATGAAGGCGATGTCGTCCTTGAAGGCGTATAGACCTGGGATGTTGTCCGTCAGGTATTTCGATATGGCTCGCTGCAGCTTCACATCCCTAACTCTGCCATTGTGATTTTGACCGCCTTCTTGATCTCATCCGGCGCGATCCGCTTTCCTTCCTGAAAAGCCGGCTCCATGTATGGACGCGGTTTCGGATGCACGTAGAAGTATTTCATCTTCGCTTCCAAGTCGATCCCGTGCCTCCTCAGCCAATTGCGAAAGCCGGGAATCTTGTCGATGGTGAGCCAGTGACCCTTCGTCCCGAACTCCACCGCCGCTGCATATTCGACATTGGTGCCGACGATTACTTCTGTTGACGATATACGGTGAATGTGGATCGAGTTCCACAACTGCCCCAAGTCGACAGCCCCATGTTCCTTCAGCTTTGTCACCGCTGTGCGATGTATCTCTTCTGCAATCGCCAGGATACCGTCATAGAGAGCGTTTGTTAGAGCTTGAGGATATGTCTTGCAGAATTTCTTCACATTGTCAATCGCCTTCATGTCAACGTCGACCTTGATCATGAGCCTTTGTATTCATGTTCGAGTCTGACCGTCAGATGTGTGACCGCGCCGAAACAATTCTCACGCTTGATGTCGGTAACGCGGTAACGAGCGTCGTCGTAAACCAGTATGTCTCCCTCGGCAACATCACTATCGGGCAACATAGAACACACTCCATCCGCTCCAATCTGTTTCAGCTCCTCCGGCGATAGCTGTCTGAATTCAATTGCCACGGTTCCCAGCGAATCCTCGGCGGGTTCATGCGGACCAGTAAAACCACCTGCTCCGGAAACTGAGGGACGAAGTATCTCCGCTGTCTCACCTGAAGACAGAAGCAGTTCGGCTGTGTCATGCACCATCGCCTGTTTTTCCGATTCAGTCAGCATTGTCAATCCGATCCGTAGATCAAGGGGGTAACAACGGGAACGCCGCCACCATATTCCGGATTACGATCCGAAACCGCCTGCTGGTACTGCGTCAGGTAACCTCGACCGAGTTCCGCCCAGTAAGAGGGCTGCTTCGTCTTGTCCACCTTCTTGTCGCCAGAGGAAAACGAAAAGTTTCGGGCGGTCTTAGCCGAGTGGATTCTCTTCATCGCGGTCGTGATACTCGAGGCGCAGCGCCTGTATCAGGTCATTCGTCGCCATCGAATTGTTCCAATGCCTGGACTGTAGGCCAGAATTGCTGTTTCTTCACCGTGCCGATATCCTTCAGGGTGAAATACTGATCACCCTTGCGCTCGATGATCTCGCCGTTGAGCTGTCGGCCGGTCACCTTATCGGAAACGATCACCACGCCCTCATCAGCACCTGAATAATCGACCTCCCAGTCATGCGTCGGGGCTTTGGCTGTCAATGTGTTCTCATCAGCTATTTCCACCCAGCCCTGGGAAACAGCTCGCTGGAGTTCATCGGTCAGATCTTCGACTTCGACCTTTTCCTTCGGCTTCAGGATCAGCTTGGACTGCGGCAGGACCAGTATGCCCGGCCGCTTGTTAACGATCTGGTTCATGGTCTATGCCTCCTGTCAGCTGAGGATCTTCACTTTAGCCAGCATATCGGGACGCAGGATGCCAATGGCAACCTCCATCCACACCACCCAGCTGACCTTGAACTCGCTGGGGCGGTTGTCCGGCTCGACCGCGATCGGAGTCCTGACCGCGAGCTTGCCGACCTCCTCGTCCGGAATCAGCAGCACCTCGTCCATCTGAGCCGCCGCCGTCATCAGCACCTGCGCACCGGTGTAGTACTTCAGGATGCCCTTCTCGCGCAGCTCGCGCTCGGTCACAGGGTCGAGGTCCCAGCCGCGCAGATCGTTGAAACGACCGCCGCGCAGCACGATGTACTTCACTGTCAGGTCCTTGTCCTCGAGCAGCGACACCGCCTGATTCAGGGCTTCCTCGGTCAATGTAGAACCGGCAACCTCCACCGTGTTCGCTTCGGGAACTGCGGCTGAGATGACCTTCACCGCCTGCTGGTTCAACTTCTTGCGGATGGCTGCCCCCGCCCACTTCTCCATGTCGGTCAGCCGGTGAACGTCGCCGTTGCGGAGCACCGACACGTCTACGGCGGGATTGGAGGCAACCCGGTCGATCGGGAACTCGATCTCCTCATCGGTCATATTGGACTGATGCACCTGTCCGCCGCTGGCGATCCAGTAAGCCCTGACCTCCTTGATCTTGTTGTAGCGAGCCGGTTCGCCTTTCGGTAGCTTGTTTTCGGTCAACAGCAGCGAGACGATCTCCTTCTGCCTGATCTCGTCGTAGATCGGCTGGGCTATGGAAGCGGCAATGGTGCGCAGACCTTCAGGTCCCATGCCATATGCTTCGCGCAGATCGGCCGCAATCGCCTCGAATTTCTCCTGGGGAATTGCTTTGGTTTTCATCTTCTTTCCTCCTACAGCGCAAGCTTGAATTTCACGACGCTGCCTTCGACCGCCAGCGCCTTGCCGACAACGAAGTTGCCTGCTGCCCAGACCTTGATGTTCCCGTTCGCCGGGTCGAAGGTTAAGTCGTCGCCCGCAGTCACCTCGCCCGTGATATTATCGGTCTCGTAGATGCCGCCGCCCATGTAAACAGCGACCTTGTTGCGGTCGGTCGCGCCCGGGGTAACGTGCTTCAGCTTGTCGAGATTGTAGATCACACCGATCGGCACGTCGGCGGCGTCCGACACCACTTGAAACAGATCGTTGTCGATCAGCTTGACGAACTGCCCCTTCTCGCCGGGTCCCTGCAGCTCGCCGTCACCGTAAGCGATGCCGGGATGCGAGGGATTGAAATAGATTTCGCTCATTTATCGTTCCTCCTTACGAGCTTTGTACTTCTCTGACTTCACGCAGCCCCTTGGTCAACCGGTCAGCGAGCCCGTCGGTTTTGTCGTCAACAACCGCTGGATCGACACCGGCATCGCTGCGCAGAACCTTCTTTCCGTTGTCCTTGTCGGGATCGCCCTCATCAGCCTTGGCTTCCGGTAGGGCGTCGATCACCGATTTGGTAGCTTCGAAGGCGTTGTCATCCAGACCGGCAAGCCGTTCGATCTCCGTGGTGCGCTCGGCTTCGTCTTTGAACTTCCGACCGCGCTTCTCCCAGTCCCCCACCAGCTTCGTGGCTTTGGCGCTACGCTCCGCCTTGCGCTTCTCGGCTTCGTATGCCTCAACCTTCTTTTGGAGATCCTCGATCTGCTTCTTCAGCTCCTCGTTCTCCTGCCGGAGCTTCTTCAGATCCTCCTCGGTGGCAGCGGAAGCCTTGGTCGAAGCGTCGATCTTGACCTGGTCGACCAGCCCCTTCATCTTGCTGCGGAACATATCCAGCCCCGACGTGATCCTGGCGGTGAGGTCTTCCTTGCTGATCTCGTCCGCAGCGAACTTCTTCAGCAGATCGCTGATATATCCCTCCAGGGCGCTGATCAGAGGCCAGATCTCCTCGTTGATCTTTCGCGCTTCGAGGTATGACCCGAAATCTGCAATGGTTTCCATGAACCTGTCCCTTTCTGTTATTGGTGAATTTGCCTGCCTGCCGGTAGGCTCAGCGACACTGATAATCCTTGCTTCGGGATCGGCGCCCTTTCTATCCAAGAGCGCCATCCCCGTGAAGGTGATGTTGTGAAGGATTTCGAAGACCGCTTTTCCTTGATATTCACGCCCTTTATGCTTCTTCAGATGCAGGCAATAATTACTTTTTGACTTGACATGTTTCCCGCAGATCGAACATTCACCTTCTTCGTAGTCGCATTCCATCGAAACCTGTTTGACGATACCCTTTCGGATCAGCTTGTAAGCCAGACGTGCAAAGGGATTGTCCTCGGTGTAGAGCTCGCCGTCACACTCGATATAGCCGCCGTCCGCTTCGACGAACCGAGCGTCAGCCACTCCGCCTACGATGTCGGTCAGATCCTGGGAGTGCTTCAGGTCGATCTTCGTGTTGACGGCACTGAGGTATTTGGCTTTCATCTCACCCTCGGTGAAATGATCGCCGTTAAGGTTGGTGCCGGCGTGAGCTAGAATGAAGGTGAAATGTTTATCGATCTCACCGCCATCGGCAGGTTCCGCGAACGCGCTCAGCTCGTCTGCCGATATGATCTCACCGGTCAAGGACGTATGACAGGCGCGTGAAACGTCGTCCGCCTGCGATGCCAATGGAGGAGGCTCCCGGTCGAACTCCTTATACCAACGCGCCAGCACCTTCCAGGCTTTCTCTTTGGCAGCCTTCGGCAGTTTCACACCGCCCCGGGCGCCGTTCAGGGCTGCCATGGCTGCGACCAGACCTCGCCAAACAACCAACAGCCGACCGTCGATCAGCTTCCGATAGGGCAGGTGGTAGGCAGCCTTCGCCTGAGGCCACTTGTCATCCTCTTTATCTTTCGCGTCGAAGTCCAGATCGACGTATGCACAAACCTCCGCTAATCCCTTCCAGCCGAGCTTTTCGATAATCGCATCCGCATCCTTCGTCCAGTCCCATGCCCACTTCGTGTCAATCGGGGCGAGGTCGCTCTTGTCAGCCGCCGCCGCCTTCATCACCTTCGGCTTGGAAGCGATGACCAGATATTCCCGTGCGTCCCGCCCTGATCCCTCGCCGGCGTAACGAGCGATCCCATACGAGACAGAGCGACGACGGAAATCGACCTCGTCGTAACGTTCACGAAACATCTCCTTCAGCTCCGCCGCCGTCGGGTAAGCCTTGTCCCGATAGCTCATCATCAGGTAAGCGCCTATATGCGCTGTTCCATCGATGAAACCATTGATCAGGTCGGTGATGCTGTCGCGGTTGTATTTCGTGCGGGAGACGAAGTTGCGCCGGTCGTTGTCGAGGATCTCCTTGCCCTCCCAGCAGGTCATCAGCCCCTCGACGAAGTGCATCTTGTCCTCGTAGTCGTTGAAACCGAACTGGGTCATATAGGGCGGATCGGCATAGACCAGGTCGACATCGATCTTGGGCAGCAGACTTAACGCGTCCTGTCGGTAAACCTTGCACTCCTGACCGTTGTCGAACACCAGCTCGTTGGCGTCTTTGATGCACTTGACAAACAGCTCCTTGAACTCGGACAGAGGCGGATTGCCGATGTGGGTTGTGGGATATTTGTTGGCGTCGTCAGGGATCGGTTCGGTGAGGCTCTTTTTCGACCGCGAGAACTCCCCGAAGCAAGCCCTGATCAGGCAGGCACGACCCAGGGCGAACAGCGCAATGTCCTTCCGGTAGCCCTTGAGCTGCTGAATATTGACATACGTGTTGTCCAGAAACTCCAGGATCGGCTTGGTGTAGTAATAGCCGTGGAAAGTCCGCCTTAGCGGATGACTTCGGTTCGCAGACGAAGAGATGTTCCCTGGCGTGCGACGCCTCACCCCCCCGGTTCTGACCCGCCATCTGATAGGCGTGATCCTTGCTGGTCATCCGCGACGCCCTACCATGCTTCTCGATCAGCGTCTTCATCTTGGCTTCATTCGGATAGGCGTGGTCGCGGTATGAGATGATCCAGTACTTGATCCCTTTAGCGGCGCTCAGAAAGCCGTCGAAGAACTCCTCGGCATTGGATTCAGTCACCGTCCGGTGGTCGCTGTGGAACTTCTTAACCCGGCTCGATTCGTCAATCTCCAATCCCTTCCAGTAAGTCATCAGCCCTTCGACAAAGTGATAGGAGGTCTCGTAATTGGTCGTCGAGAACTCGGTCGCATACGGCGGATCGAAATATGCCAGATCGACGTCGACTTCTGGAAGTATCTCGATGACGTCCTTGTTGAAGGCTTTGTTTTCCTTACCGTTGTCAAAGACCAGGGCGTTGATACGGGCGATATTCTTCCTGAAACGTTCAGTAAACTCCTTAGGCATGTCGGCGCGGCGCTCTCCATTGCCTTTCGAGGTTGAGGCAAAATGCCCGTAGCTGCCTGCTCCGGAAACACAGGTTTTGGCAAGAGCGAAAAGTGCAATATCTTTTTTATATCCTTGCAGATAATCGATATTTGTTCTTATATTATCGATAATACCATGAACGCCGGACTGGAAGAATTTCCCGCGGAAGGTTTCCTGGACGAAGTCACCGGCTTTGGCATTGGATTTGAGCAATGCTTCGATTTCCTCGTCGGATAACGTGACACTATTGTTCTCGATGATCGCCCGGGCAATGTGGTAGCAATAGCGCAACCTGTCATTAGCAAGGACACGCAGACCTTTTGTCTTATACATATAGCCAACCACCGCGCTGCCGGAAAAGGTGTCGAGGACGCTCTTCACACCGTCCGGGGTATGCACCCAGATCCAGTCGACCAGCTTCTGCTTGGAACCGATGAAGTTGGTGATGTATGGCGGCAGGTCCCGCGCCGCCTCGATGGTGTCGTCCGGTTTCGGTCTACGAGCTGCCTCGACGACGAGGGACTCCTCCCGCGCCAGCCACCACTCAGCCTCCGTTTCCAGCAGGAAGGATATGCGCTGTAGTTCAGTGTTCATCGCCTCGCGTCATGGCTTTTGGGAACGTTCCATGGTGCCATAATAAGAGGCGCGGGAAGGTTAGTCCAGAACTGATGAGGTTGATGAGGTTGAATAACAGATGGTGGGTAAAAGGTGGAGTTTTTACTTGGTCCTAATTCGATATACACCAGAATAATGGGCAGGCAAGCATTTACAGCCCCATCGAGGGACATTAGGCCATGACTGAGGATGAAATGCCGATCCGTATAACACGCAGCACCATAATGCTCAATTCATCGCATGAACCTGAAGGTTCAAGGATTCTAACGCCTCCGTCAGATAATCCAGCAATGTGTTATACGAATACGGAACCGAAGTCTCGCTTCTTAAGCGAATCAATCTAATCATTATCGAGGAGCTTGAAGGATATTATGTATCAATTCATTAAACAAACTCAAAATATCCTTAGAGTATTGTTAATATTGATATTCGCTTACCCACTCAATTCTCAAGATATGGAGGTCTTCGAGACTAATCAGTTTGGGCTAAAAAATGTCACTCCAAGCATCATTATTGACGAGAACCCATTCACAGGAGATTACGAAGTTTATTCCGTTAATAAATTTGGACTCAGGAATATTAATCCGGATGAAATAATTGAGAATGACGAGTTCATCGGCACTTGGCGTGTATATCGAGTTAATAATTTTGGATTAAAAGATGTTATTCCTGAAAAGATTGCTGAGGAAAATGCATTTGATGCCAATATAAACATTTACGACGTAAATAGTTTTGGTTTAAAGGACATTTCACCATCTACCATAATAGAAAAGGATGCATATACAGGAGATATTGAACTATACAATGTCAATGCGATGGGTCTTAAGGAAATTCATCCATTTGAGGTTATAAGGAAAGAAGCTGATCAGTACAATGTTTATCAGGTAAGTAAAATGGGTTTGCCAGATATTAAACCGAAAAGAATAATTGAAATAAAGGAAAATCCGACTGTATTTGGCATTCTGCTATTACCTTCTATCAAACTTATCAAATTTGATCCTGAGCATATCAGAATAAAGACTATAAAGCGTATTAAAGAAACTCCAGAGAAAAGTCTTAATGGAGAAAAGTGGTTGAAGAGTAAGCCCAAACCAAAAGAAGATACCACTAATTAGCTCATGAGTACTGAAGAATACATTAAGTGTCCAAACTGCAATGCAAGGTACATAATTCCTCGCAGTGACCAACTGCTCAAGATCACCTGCACAAACTGCAATAAAGTATTCTACAAGTATCCCCCGAAGCCACCGAAGAAACAGTTTAATAAGTATGTAATACTTGGAATAATTATTATTGCTGTTCTTGCATTTGTGTTTTTCTATCAGGATTCTATAAATCAAGGGTATAAATCTGCTAAGTCAATGTTTTCAGGGCCAAAGCCGAATAATTGGATTACAATCGCATATGGTGGTTTGGTGAACAAATCCACGCTTACGCATAGTGGGGAAACCGTCGGTGAGATTATCCGGAAAATTCCCAATTACACTGATGATATAAAAGGATTGGTGCAACAATACCTGGAGCCATACTCGATATTATGTCATGATGTCTTATTGACCACAATCGAACCTGACACGCTACCTTTTATCAATATTATTGCACATTATCCTCTTGGCTCTTATCAACCTGCTTGGGTAGAACTTTTTAGAGAGGGTCATTTTCAATTATATTATAACAATTATACGATAAGAGTCTTCCTGAAGGGTTCTGATCCCGATATTAGCTTTAATGAATATCAATCAGTGATAAGACATCCAATTCAAGACATACTCAAAAGTAAAAACACATCCATCGACAGATTTGAAATATATGTTTTTAATAATGAATATGCTACAACAGAGATACGATTAAACACCATTCCGAAAGTCTGTTTACTAGAAGAACTCGATTTGTCGTCAAAGGAAAAATCGATTGATCTTACAAGCATTGATGACTTCCTAAAACAGAGTGTTAAATTGGAAGCTATAGAAGTTAATGAAAACAACGACCTAATTCTTTACGGAAAAGAAGCGCCAAAGCAGACTCTAGCTGGATTTCCTCTATCACTTGCAGATATTGCAGTGATTTATCGATCAATTTATCACCATGGCAATAATGCTCCTTACGTCAGTCTTGACAAACACGAAGATAACAGATATGCGAAAATAAACTTTGGTGGACATCTTGAAAACACTCATGTTGGTCATGTCGTATTAGAGGCGGACAAGTTGTTTAAGGCTCTAAGTACTGGATTTGATCCTAATACTCATAAAATTATAATATCTGAGATTACAAAACATGTGCCGAGTTTTTTAACAGAAGATGAGCGAAGACTATTAGATGATATTAGAGAGGGACATATACAAATTCGTTATTGGTTTTATCCTGATTCAATTGGCACTGTTACTGATGGTTCTATTGGTGCAGTATTATCGCATCAATTCCTCGCTGATGTTGAACGAATGGATATTAAAGTTGACGTTGATAACGCTGTGCGGGAAACAATTGATCACCTGAACCAGAACTTTAGTCAATACGAAAGAGCTGATAGGACATTTCAAGAATTGAATACCATTGGTCGCATTATGGCTCTTATCAATTGGTTGATGGGAATGAACATGGATGAAAGAATTGCACTGGACGATTTGCTTTCAGTAAATATTCCCGCATTTACAACTCCCAAACAAACAAAGAAAATGCTAGCTATAACTGCAATTGCATATCCTGATGGATTTGATCTAAACAGCCGGAACGTCAGAGATTATACCAAGGAATATTACATTTCACATATACTTGATCAACATAGTCCATCAACATCAGACAAATACTTCCTTCAAATGGCAGGTAGTTATTTCTCTCAATTTGATATTTCTAAATTAGCACCACAGACGTTTAATGATCTTCAATCATCAATAGAGTATTACGATCGTCTTATTAAGGCGAATAAAACTGAGATAGAAATGTTGGAAAATGTAATCAACCAGAAAAAATACTCACTTGATAGATATGAATCGAGAGAAGTGAAACAATACAATGAACTAGTGGATAGATACAACAATTTGGTGACGAATCAGAAATCTTATATTGATATTTATAACTCCAAAATAAAAGAAATTAACAACATGAATATTCAATCAAGGTACAATGCGTCCATCGGCGGCGGTATCAATCTTCGCCCTAAGGAATTTAAGAAGATATCACGAAATAGTAATTCACCTTTGATCCAAGAAATTGCGAAAATTAAAAGTAAAATAAAAACGGTAGGGAAAATCGGTAAGTCAGAGAACTGGATACGAAGTAATCCAAAGACAGGAGGATCAAGAATAAATGTATTACCAGTCAATTCTTGGAGTTCATCTAAATCAGTAAACGGTAAAATAGAATATAAACTCCGATCTAATTCAGGAGATATTCTATCTATATCCCTTTCTCAAAATATGGAAGAATGGCAATTATTTACTTCATTAAATGGATCACAAGATATTGTGAAATATTCAAAGGAAACAAATCGAATCCAGGTAAACCATAGTAGTTTTGTTGATGAATGTTCTGGAAAAATTTCACCAAATGGGAAGAAGGTTGAGTTTTATCGATGATGACTAAAAAACAATTAAGACACCCTACCTGACACGATAGAGTGAGTAGCTTATTTTATATTACAAGAGGCATCAAGTATTTGTTTGGTTATTAATGGGGTCAGATTATAGATGACATTACTATGCAGCGGCATAGGACACATATTCGCCCCTAAAGTAGTTGCGAACGATTTGTGGATGCTTTTGCGTGCTCATTAAATAGCGGTTCAGACATCGCTTCATATCAATCTCA